GTTGCAAATGTAAGTTTTCAAACAGGCAACACTGTACTAGTATTAGATGGTACTGGCTATATAGATTTTGCAGGCAGTGGTGCATCATTGATTAAAAACACAACCGCTAATTGCTCGATCGGTTTAATCAATAGCACTACTGGTTATTTGATGATTGAATTTCAAAAAACACCAACTGTAGATCGATAAGCAAGGATTCATCAAATGAAATTAATCTGCGAACAAATGGAAAATGTCCGTTACGTTACAGAAGCCAAAGAATCTGGAAAGAAAGATTACTTTATCGAAGGCATCTTCATGCAAGGTAATATTCAGAATCGTAATGGTCGTATGTACCCAGTGTCGATCCTTCAGAAAGAAGCAGAACGCTATATGAAGGAATCGGTTCAACAGAATCGTGCATACGGAGAATTAGGTCATCCTCAAGGTCCATCAATCAATCTTGATCGTGTATCTCATATGATCAAAGAGCTTCGTCAAGATGGAAACAATTTCTATGGTCGTGCTAAGATCATGGATACTCCTATGGGTAATATTGTGAAGAATCTTATGGATGAAGGAGCTTCTTTAGGCGTATCTACTCGTGGTATGGGTTCTATCAAAGAAAATAAGCAAGGCTTTATGGAAGTACAAGATGACTTTCATCTAGCTACAGCTGCCGATATCGTGGCCGATCCTTCTGCTCCAGATGCATTCGTTCGTGGCATCATGGAAGGTGTAGAATGGGTATGGGATAACGGTCTTCTTAAAGCACAAAAGCTTGAAGAGATGAAGAGAACGATTAAAAGAACTTCATCAAAGAATCTCGATGAAGCAAAGCTAAGTGTATTTGCTAGCTTTCTCAACGAATTGGTTAAAAAATAAGTTTTAATAAATATATCAAACATAATTTTTAGAAGGAGTTTCTAGATGAATCTTACAGAAACGATTAGAAAGATGAAAGACGTTGAGTTAGACGAAGCTGTAGAAGTCGGTGGCGGCGCCACTGGCACTTCTAAGGTCGCAGAACCAACCGGCGTTCGTGCTAAGGCCCCCGGCAATAGTAAAGCTCAGGGCGATCTTGCTCCAGTTAAGATCGTAGATCCTAACAATCCTGGTGTAGAAGACACAGATGCAGAAACCAATACAAAGCCAACAGGCGATGCTTCTGCCAAGAACAGAGCTTCTGTTGCCACTAAAGGAACGGGTATGAAAGAACACATCGACGTAATGTTCGACGGAGAAGATCTCTCTGAAGAATTCAAAGAAAAAGCCGGCACGATCTTCGAAGCCGCAGTTAGCGAGCGCGTTGTTGAAATCGTCGCTGCTCTAGAAGAAGAATATGAAGCTGCACTTAATGCCAAGCTCGAAGAAATCGAAGAGCAGTCAATTCAGGATCTAGAAGGTCTTGCTGCTAAGCTTGACGAATATCTAAACTATGTTACAGAACAGTGGATGGAAACCAATGAAATTGCTGTTGAATCTGCGCTTAAGTCAGAAATCACAGAAGAATTTATTGAAGGCCTAAAGAATCTATTTGCCGAGCACTATATTGACGTTCCTAACGAAAGATTTGACGTCGTAGAAGAGCTATCTGCTCGCGTACAAGAACTCGAAGATCAGTTGAACGAAGCTGTTAACGAAAATATCGAACTTGCTGCTTCAATCAACGAAATGAACACTGAAGAAGTTTTCAACGAAATCTCAGAAGGCCTAGTAGCTACTCAGGTTGAGAAGTTCAAGAAGCTAACGGAAGGTGTAGAGTACGACGATCTTTCTAACTATAAGAAAAAGCTTCAGATCATCAAAGAGAATTACTTCGGCACTGCTAAGGCAGAGAAGAGAACCTCGGGTCTTCTTGAAGAATCTTTTGAAGGTGAAGAAGAAATGCCGGTAACAAGAGGTCCTATGGCCCACTATATGAAAGCCATTAGCAGAAACACTGTTAAGTAAAAAACATTCGTTTTATAAATAGTAAAATAGCAAGATAATTGATTGCTAACAAAGGAGAAACCAATGATTCTAACTGAAGAAGCACAAAGAAAGTGGGCCCCAGTCCTACAGCATCCTGACCTACCAAAGATTGCCGACACTCATCGTCGTGCAGTTACGGCAGTCATTCTAGAAAACACAGAGAACGCTCTTCGCGAAGCTGGTCGCCAGATGGGTTATCAGCATCTTCTTGGCGAAGCTGCTCCAACAAACTCAATGGGTGCATCATCTTCAACTGCATCTACTGGTGAAATTGATACATTTGACCCAGTCTTGATTTCACTTGTTCGTCGTTCAATGCCTAACCTCATTGCTTATGACATCTGCGGTGTACAACCAATGACTGGTCCAACAGGTCTAATCTTTGCAATGCGCGCTCGCTACACAGATCAGTCCAGTGCAGAAGCACTTTATAACGAAGCGAATACTTCATTCTCTTCACCAAGAGTACCTAACACAGCTGCCTTCGGTAACGGTCAAGTCGGTACAGTTCCTTCTGCTAACAGCAACGTTAGTAATGCCCTTTACAATATGGGTATTGGTCTACCACTAGCCAACGCCGAAGCTCTAGGTACTACTTCTCATCCTGCAATTCCTGAAATGGCATTCAGCATCGAGAAGGTAACAGTAACTGCTCTAAGCCGCGCTCTAAAGGCTGAATACTCAATGGAACTCGCTCAGGATCTTAAGGCTATTCATGGTCTAGATGCTGAAACAGAACTATCCAATATTCTTTCCGCCGAAATTCTAGCTGAAATCAATCGTGAAGTAATCCGCACGATCAACATTACAGCTGTACGCGGTGCCAATACTGGTACAACCACAGCCGGTGTATTCGACCTCGATACAGACTCCAACGGTCGTTGGTCAGTTGAAAAGTTCAAGGGCCTAATGTTCCAGGTTGAACGTGAATGTAACCAAATTGCCAAAGACACACGTCGTGGCAAGGGCAACATCCTCATCTGCTCAAGCGACGTAGCTTCTGCTCTTCAGATGGCCGGTGTTCTTGATTACGCTCCTGCTCTAAACAGCAACAACCTAAACGTTGACGATACAGGTAACACCTTCGCTGGTGTACTCAATGGTCGTATTCGTGTATACATCGACCCATATACAACTGGTAACTATCTAACAACTGGTTATAAGGGTTCCAGCCCATTCGATGCCGGTCTATTCTATTGCCCATACGTTCCACTCCAGATGGTTCGTGCAGTCGATCAGAATAGCTTCCAGCCAAAGATTGGCTTCAAGACACGCTACGGCATGGTAGCCAACCCATTTGCAGAAGCTGGTAATGCTTCAACTCCTGCAAACAGCGGTCGCCTAGTACAGGATACAAACCTATACTATCGTCGTATTCTCGTCAATAACATCATGTAATTGAGACGAGATAGTCAAAAAGAGGGGACGCAATGTCCCCTCTTTCTTATAAGAATAAAGTTTTTAAAATTATAGGAGAGCCCCCGCTCTCCTATTTTTTTGCATAAATAATGACAAAGGAGATCTTATGTCAGCCGTAGATAATCAACCTTCAAACAAGAACTTTCTTTCACCATTAGGATTCAAATTCTTAATTAAGAAAACTCCTAATATGAATTGGTTCGTACAATCAGTGAATTTACCTGGAATAAGTTTGCCTGAAGCTGTGGTGCAAACTCCTTTTGTTAATATTCCATTTTCTGGTGAGCAATTAACTTTTGAAAAGTTACAAGTAACCTTTCGGGTCGATGAAGACATGTCTAATTATCTTGAACTTCATAACTGGATGATTGGCTTGGGTTTCCCAGAAAAATTTGATCAATATATAGGTACTGGTCCTGACTCTACAAACTCAAATCGATTCAACAAACCGGGTCAAATAAAATCAGATGGCACGCTTTTTATCATGAATTCAGTAATGAATCCTATCGTGCAAGTGCATTTCTTTGACTTAGCTCCTATCAATCTATCTGGCTTTTCATTCGATACAAAGATGTCTGATGTAATCTCTGTGGAAGCCACCGCAACCTTTTCTTACCTTCGCTACACTATTTCTGCTGTCTAGGCATTTACAATTTAATTCTACTGTAGTATAATCTATGGTATCCTGAATAATATTGATATAGGATTTAATCATGAAATTAGAAGAGATTCAATCTCTTTGGGAAAAAGATAGTCAGATTGATAGATCTGAACTAGGCGAAGAAAGTCTAAAGATAGCTCAGTATCATTCGACCTACTTTAAGATGTACTCTGAGGAAAGGCTTCTACTTAAGAAACTTGAATACCAATACAAGATCTTATATAAGACTAAGCATGAATACTATAATGGCACGCTTAGCCAAGAAGAACTGAAAGAGAACGGATGGAATCCTTTTACTCTCAAAGTGCTAAAAACTGATCTGAATATATACTTAGAAGGTGATACAGATATTCATAACTCTCAGCTTAAGATCGAGTACCAGAAAGAAAAGATCAATCTGCTTGAGAACATCATCAAAGCTTTGAATAACCGTAATTACCAGATAAAGAATGCGATTGATTGGGCTAAATTTATGAATGGTGTGTGATGGATGTAGTACGCGTAGAGAAACTAAATGAAGTATACAACAGAATCCATTGTGAACCTTGGTTGGCCAAGGAGATCGATTCGTTTTTCACTTTCAAAGTTCCTGGTTACCAGTTTATGCCTCATTATAGGTCTGGTATGTGGAATGGAGATGTGCACATATTTAATGTGCGTGGCCAAGTGTTATATGGAGGACTAAACGGGTATCTCGAGAAGTTCTGTGAAGAACGTGAATATCAAATAGAGTACCTAACCGACTTCAGTGCTGATGAGTTCTCTCTCAAAGAAGCACAAGACTTCATCTCATCTCTTGCTCTCCCATTTCAACCAAGAGACTATCAAGTAGACGCATTTGTTTATGCAGTTCGCAATCGTCGAGCTGTCCTCTTGTCTCCCACTGCATCTGGTAAATCATTCATCATCTATCTGATCAGCAGATGGTTTAGTGCTCGTACTCTTCTTATCGTTCCTACTACTTCTCTTGTCCATCAGATGTATACTGACTTCCAATCTTATGGATATGACTCTGAAAAGCATTGTCATAGGATCTATTCAGGAGAAGAAAAGGACGTAGACAAACCAATAACCATCACTACATGGCAGTCTATCTACAAGATGCCTAAATCTTGGTTTGATAGGTTTGATGTAGTCATCGGCGACGAAGCACATCTCTTTAAAGCCAAGTCGTTGACTTCTATCATGGAGAAGTTGGTAGATTGTCAATACAGATTTGGTTTTACTGGTACTCTTGATGGTGCTCAGACCCATAAGTTGGTACTTGAAGGTCTATTTGGTCCAGTCAAGAAGGTCACCACGACAAAAGAACTCATAGATCAGAAGCACTTGTCTGCTTTCAAGATAAAGTGTATAGTTCTAAGACATCCAGATCCTGTATGCAAGGATATTCTAAAGAAGAAGTACCAAGATGAGATGGATTACATCGTATCGTGTGAACAGCGGAACAAGTTTATTCGAAATTTAATCCTATCTTTGAAAGGAAATACGCTTTTACTGTTTCAATATATTGAGAAACATGGTAGAATACTATACAACGACATGCAAAAGGAAATCCAAGAAAGC